CGGTATCTCTTTTTTGCATTTATTACAGATCAACTTGTCCATCGGTCACTCCTTCCGACTGATTCGCGTGCTTGATGAATTTTTGCAACACGCCGTTCAAGGTCGATTTATTAAACGCCGCGTCTTTAATCCCGATGCTCTTGATCCGGCTAATCTGGCCGCCGTCATTGACCTTATATAAAATGACCCCGTTCAAAAACTCGCCTTTCTCAAACTCGATAACCACCTTGTATGGAATCAATCCCTTTGCCATTACGCCTCCTAAATCCCATGGCTGTGCCAGTCGAACATACCGGTCTGCACCACACCCTGAGCGTCGTACAGCTTCACCGTAAAGCCGGTGATGCTTTTATCCGTAAACTGCGAATAGATGCCGCTCCCGCTTCGAATCTCGATATGAACACTCGGCTCCTCGTGATAGGTCTTGCCAAAAAACACCTGCTTGCCGTCCACCGCCGAAACCACCGTATCGTTGCCATAATCGTCGACATCCGGCAGATCTCCGAAATACTGAAACGTCGAACAGGTGATCTCATCCCCGATATTCTCGCGGTAAAGCGTGAGTTCAATCTGAAAGTACCGGCAGTAATAATCGCCGGGCTGATAATTCTCCCAATCCTTCCATGTGATGTTGTCCTCTGACGTGCGGATCCGGAAACTGGCCGCGCGCAAGGTCTCCTGACCGGTAAAGCGGTAAGACGGACTGTCATTGAATTTTGTGACACCGTCGGTATTAAACCGCCTTCCCAGCGAAGTTGAGACGATCACATCGATCCCGATATAAACACTGGCCACATACCCGAAATCCCTGACCGGTGTCGTATACGTCCCGGACATAACACCGTCCGTGATCACGATCGACTCGCCTTCCTTTTCGATATTGTTCATCGCGCCTGCCCAGAGCGGCTGTTCCTGATACTCCGCGATGATATTCCTGAACGGAATCTCAGTGATCGTGACCACTGCCTCTTTTGCATTTACGGAATAATTGCCGGACGTATCGATCGCCTTGATCCAGTACCGCTGGCCAATGCCGCGTTTGACATCCTTGGTGAGGTAATGCGTCCCCTGCTGAAGCGTGATGAACTCCGCGCTTTCCCAATCAAGGCCGCGCCGGATCTCATATCCCCACACATCCACATCCGGAATAGGCGTCCAGCCGAAATAAAGCATGTCGCGGTTGCGGTTAACCAAAAACGATGGTACATCCGAAGGCGGGGCTGACTTGCCGACAATCGTGATCGTGCTTTCAGGTGCGGACGCAAGAGAACTCTCTTCGTTCAGGGAATCGAGCGAGGTCACCTTGACCTTGTAGGTCTGGTGGTCGACGATATCGCCGATGATGCGAAAATTCGTTCCCGAGGTTTCTCCCCGCGCGCGCCAACTTAAGCCGTCATCATCGCTGATATAAATCTTTGCCTTGGCATACGACTTGACGAAATGATCCACATAGGACGGGCGGTCAAACCAGACATCGATCGCGTTCTCGATCGTTCCGTCTGCCTTCTTGACCAGCGACTCGGTCAGACTGAGGTTGCTGACGGCCGGGATCTCGCTTGATAAGGACGAATAATTGTTTTGCGGCAGGATAATGTCCGAATCGTCGTAAACCGCTTCGTTATATTCCAGCGCGGATATCTGAACCTCGCTCTTGCCTTCGCGCTGGATCGACACGACCCTGAAATCCTTTTTGACCTTGTTTGTTTCGCCTATCGCGTACACATCGAAGCCCTGCGGGTCCTGCGAAAACGCCTCGCACGAAACCTCCGCATGCGTTCCGGTCGGCGATGTGATAAGCCGCTCCTCGATCGTATCGTCCGCGAAACGAACCTGAATCTTGTAGGACTTGCCGTCCTCAATAACCATCTCACGGTCTAATTTGACGAGCACATCCGTACTGCCGTCCTGCACCCGGCCGGAAAATCCCCACTGCGGAACATCGTGCGATATCGAGATAACATCCCCTGCCTGACAAGCCACCGCATCGATCCCGGCCTTAAAACTAACCGACCGGTTGATATACCGCGCCACCTTCAAGGCATAGCGCGCCGCGCGGATGGCATAACTTCCCCTTGTCGTAAAAAGCCGGATCTGGCTCTTGCGCATCGGCTCGCCTAATCCCAATAACTCCTCATCGATATACGCGATCGTCTCCTGCTGATAATTTTTCTCTTTATCAGTGAACTGAACCTCGATAACGTTCGGCACCTCTTTCAAGGTCTTCCAACTCTGCGCAAATGAATCCTTCACGATACTGCCCATGCCGAAAAGCTGTGTCGGCGTTGTCGGCCGGTCGATCTTAAAAGCCAGACCGCCAGCGCTGTAGACCGGCATGGCGTTGAACGTAGCGCAAAGCTGGATCAGAACATCAAGCGCCTTGTTGTTACTATCGATCACCACATCCATCCGGAATCGTTTCTCATATCCGCCTTGGCCGTCCGGAACCCTCTCCTCGCAATACTGCGACATTTCAAGAAGCGACGCGTGATCCAGATTTTCTGAGGAAATAAACTCGCCCAGCCCGAACCGGCTGTTGATAATGAAATCCCTGAGACACCAGACCGGATTCGCCGAATACCTCCCGGTAAACGACACCCCGTCCCACGAAAGCAAGGTGTCGTCCGCAAGCAAACGATAATCTGCTCCGTCCCAATAATAATCATCCCAAGCAACCGGATCCGTGCCGTTTCTGACATCCGGAACCGAAACCTTCCGCCCCTTTACAATCGAGGTGATATTCGGCATGGATCCCGAAAGCTGGTCGGTAGCCAGAAGTTGAAGCCCAAGAAGCGCGGTGTTCGGATAGCTCAAATCGTCCGTCTTAAGCTCATCAATCTGAAAAAGCAAAAGATCGCCCTGCTTTAAGGGCTGAAGCGAACTGTCCTCGCTGGTGCGGGTAATGCGGATATCGTACTGGCCCGGCGTAAGACCGGCCTTGCGGAATACACGCCTGACCGATGATCGCGATTGCGCCGAAATCGTCGTTTCGCCAAGATCAATATACGTCCCGGAAGAATGCTCTTTATATTCAACCCGATAGGTAACGCTCCAGCTCTGGATATCCCCGGAGCTGGAATTCTGCTGATAGAGGCCGTTATTAAGCCGCAGATGAATCTCGAACGCCTCGACATCCAGATCGACCGTGGTGTAAATATAGGGATTGTTTTGCGTGAGGTTGGCGCTGACCGGATAAATATTGTGCAGATCCTCGAAATTCGGGATCATGCTCTGGTAATTCGTACCGAAACGCTTGTTGACCGCAACGCCCTCGAAATTGTCGATAGGGTTATTGTTAAGCTCGATACTTTCTATCGATTCGATCTCGCCTTCGCAGATCGCCAGAAGCACATTCAAATAATGCTTGTCCCCGTCTTCCCATAGAAACTGATTGATGATATTGCCGCCGACCCGGTGCTCGCCGTAGACCACCGCTACCGGCACGCCAACCTCCTGAATCGTCTGAACGCCGTCCCAGCCATACGTGGGCGAACCCTCATCCATCCCGGCCGATCCAAGATTGAAATCCGGCATTTTCGGCTGGTTCATGTACTGATAAATGGCATACCCCATCGAGAGGACAAAGAACGTGAAAAGAAACGGATGCGCCACCGCGGCCGCCCAGACTGCCGAGATGATAAACGAAACAACTGCTACCACCGGTGCTTTGACTTCAGGCGCTACCACGATCTCGTCGCCCTCTTCAATACGCGAATCCAGATCTTCGATGCGTTTGCCGGTCACGATGACGCGTTTGTCTTTATAATCGAACCCGGAATTGTCGAGATACTCGCGCACGGATTTGCTTCTGGAATAGGTGAATTCCAGAACCGGCGCCTCTTCGGTCTTGAACGGATTGTCGATATTACGAACGGATATCATTTTTTAACCTGTAAAAACCTTCTGTTTTTGTTTTCCACGAAACATCATCGAGCCGCGACACTACAACCCCCTGACGGCAACAATGGATAAAACGCCTTTTCGAAAGAACGATCCCCGCATGATTTGCCACGCCTTTCGAATTGACAAACAATATCCCGTCCAAAACCTGCGGCGTTTCAACGCGATCCCAATCGTGGCCGTAATGCTCCCTGAAATAATCCTTGCCGCTTAAACCCCACACCTTGCTGTATTCCAGATCCTCGATATCGAAAAGCCTGTAACCGAGATCCGCATAGACGAGTTTTAGAAACCCCCAGCAATCCATGCCGTCCATCGTCCGGCCCCTGTGGCGGTACGGTATCCCGAGATACTTGCCGATGATCGCCTTTTCTACATCACGTAGATTCTGCGCGTCGGCACGGACGGAAACGCCCCGAACCGGTGATAATTCTCCAGCACCTTGCACCGCTGTTTGGTTTTGTTGCATGAAACCTCTCCTCCGATATACCCGCATTCGGGCGACTTGAACTTCCACGCGCAGTAATTGCGCGCGTACCTGCGCGCGGGCAGATCAACGCCCAGAACATCGAACTTGCCGGTTAAGGTGAACTCCACGTTCTTCTGATCTGCCGTATAGCTGTCGATATAGAAAACGTCGTCCATATGCGCGTCCGGGTCCGTCAGCTGGTCGGCCCAGACCATGCGGATCGTGACCTTCTTCCCGCGCAAATCAAACTGCTCCAGATACAGCTGAATCAAGCGTGAAACATTCCCCAGCCGCACCTTGACCTGATCGATCTGCCCCTGATTGTTCTCACCGATAAATTCATGAGTGACCGGGAACTTCGAATAAACCTGCCCCTGATATGTCACGTCCTGATCGAACCCCGCGATCCTCAAGTCATTAATGGAGTCGTACTTTTCGAGGACGTATAAAAAGATGGGCGCGTTCTCCTGCTTCGATTTCTCGCTGATAAATGAGGGGCTGATATTTCTCGGCATTACTTCACCTCTATAAAGTCGAACTCGAAGTCGTACACCTCATACGCCTTCATCGTGTATTTAAAACTGTCCTCGGCAAACCGAACCGTATACTCCACGGCATCGTTCGGGTTCGTCCATGTAAACGCCATAAACGAGCCGTATTTCGCGGAAAAGAAATTCCGCACCATCTCCATATCCGCCTTTGACCGGCTGGAAAACCTGAGCCGCCATTTGTGTAACGGCGCCGCCCACTTGCGCCTGCGCTGTTCAACACCGCTTTCAAACTCCGAAATAAGCGTCTTGTATTCCAGCGTCTCTTCGAAAACAAAATCAGGTAAATAGCTAAAATCACTCATGCGTAACTCCTGATCACCGAACGGATCTTCCCGTTGTTGTAAATGTCATCGGCAATGGCATTGGAAAGCATCTTGCGGTTGCGCCAAACGTCCTGCGCGTCCCACGCCTGAATCACCTGATTGACGTTGATCGTGACACCTTCCCCGCGCATAGATTCCCCGCGGTTAAGCGCGCGCAGATTGTCCGACCCGCCCACCGCCCGCATTCCCCTGCGGGAAAGCACGCCTTCGCCCGTTTGCGCGATGATCGGCACCTCATCCGGGGCAAGGCCCGAATGCGCCCGGATAAACGCCCGGTTGCGCTTTTCGACCGTTCCTCCGCTATGAAACAAACTCGCCACCGGCACACCGAAGATCGTGCCGCCAGCTCCGGCCATCGCCGTAAATATCTTTATGAGTAACAGCTTCGCCAAGATGTTCGAGATCATTTGTAGAACCGCCCGGCCGAAATCAGCGAACACCTCTTTGACACTGCGAAGCTCGCCTGTAAACGCCTTGAAGAAAAACTGCGAGAACGCATTCTGCATGTTGTGCGCCGACTGCTTGGCAAACTCTTCCATGACGTTAAACTGCTGGGCCGCCGCTTCCGCGCTTTTCCCCACATCCTTGGCCACGTTCTTCAATATCTCCGCTGTCTTGTCACCGGTTTCCTTGACCTTGGCAAACACAAGGTCGTACTGCTTCATCGCGTCCCGCGCGCTTTCCTGCGCGGCCAGATTGAACGCCGTTCGCGCCTCCTCAAGTCCCTGCGTAAGACCTTCGACATTGAACTGAATCTTGTTCTCTTCCAGCGACTGCGAAAACTTTTCTACCTCCGCGGACGCCTGCCGATATGTTTCACCGACACTGCCGGGAAGTTTTCCCAAAAGGTCGTAGAACTTAATGAGCGGAACCATGAGCGCCTGAAAGAAATCGACCGCAAACCCCAAGAGTCCGTTTAAGGCATTCGTTATGCCCTGAATGAATCCTTTGACCGCACCCGCGCCGTACTCGAGGATCGTGAAGACGCCCGCCACCAGATGATTGGCAAACCCCTGCAAAAACCCCAGCACCTGCCAGAGTGCCTGCCCTGCCTTTTCCATGAAATCATTCCACTGGGATTTGAGCATCTGCACCTTTTCGTAGCTGGTCATCATCTCGAGATTCACTGCCTCAAGGTGCGATTTACTCTGCGCGAGAATATGATTGGCCAGAGCCTGCGCCATGTGGTATTTCTGAACTTCCTCGACGGTCTTGCCTGTTGCCTTGGCGTATTCCTCTGCCGCGTCTTTAAGCGACAACTGAAGACCGTACGACCGCCTCAAAGTCGTGACCAGACCGCCGGTGACCGCGCTTGAGATGTTCGCGAACGCCTCTTCAGTCGTCGTACCGAATATCCGCGCCTCGGCCCGCGCCTGTTTCATGAGCGCCGCGACCTGATCCATATTCAAGCCCTGCGCCATGAGAGCCGAAACCTTATCAGCCACGTTGGAGAAATTAACCGTCTCTTTCGATGCCTCCATGATCGCCTGCCGCATTTTTTGCGCGTCTATACCGACACTCTCTGCCATGCGGCTAAAACTCTGCTCGATCTGCTGGGCCTTGGCTCCCATTTCCATGAGATCCCACGCCTTGCGAAGCGCCATGATGCTCGCCGTAATGGCCGCGGTGATCGCAATCCAATTCTGCTTCCATGCGTTGGCAAATCTCTGCAGGTTACCGCGCACGCCTTCAAGGCGCTTGGTAGCTTCGTCCCTGAGGCGCAATATGATCGAAAGTTCTTTATTCGTCATCGCTTGAACCTGTCCCTTCTTTTCTGCATCTCCTGCTCGATTGCCTGCAGTTCCTTTTCGATCACTTCAAAAGCATCGAGCATTTTGGCCGACTGGTCGATCCAGCCGCCCGCGTTCGGCAAATAACCCTGCCTGTAAAACTGAAATGCCCTTATAAAGCTCGCCGACTGTCGTGTGACGATCTTAAAAGGGCACCCTCGGTACTGCGTTCCGTTAAGCTCCCAGACTTCCTGCCCGGGCACTTCATACTCACATCGTATCTTTCTCCCGCTTAAACAGCTCTGGCAGTTCACGGTGAGGCCGCCCAAATGAACCGCCACGATCAGTTTTTTTGCTCGCCCTCCGACAGTTTCGATTCGTTCAAAATGACCTCGGCCAGCTCCTGTCTCAACTCATTCGGGAACATGGCAATGATCTTGTCCGGAACAACGTTTCTCATCTTGCCCGCGTAATGAATCGTGTCGAACTTAAGCTCGATCGGCTTCTTGGTCTCGGGATCAAGAAAGTTTGTCAGGCCCTTAAGCCCGAACTTGATCGCCGTAATCTGCCGCTTGTTCCAATTGAGCCTGACCTTGGCCTTGTCGTTGGGGTTGGTCGAACTCATCTCGTATGTACTGCTCTCATCGTCAACCTCGGCTCTTAACACCGGATCCAGAAGCCCGATATGAAACACACTCGGATTGTCTTTGTCGGGATCGAGTTTCGACACATATTCGCGTGTTGCGTTTACATCAATTCCGGTAAGCATGGAAACACCTCCTGTTTATAAAAGTAATAATGCGAGTTCATCATCCCCCGGCTCCATCGAACCGGTGAGATCAAACGACGTCTGCGCCAGCTGAATGCCGTCGCGGTCGCCGTCATCGACTTTGTTATAAACGATACTGGGCGCGTAGAACCGGAACTTGTTGCCCTCGCTTTCCCCGTACGCCAAATCAAGAACCATCGGCGTATTACTGAACCACTTGGAGAAGAAATCATGCGAAGCAACCGGCACCATTTCCGGATTAAACGACCCCTGCATATCCCGGCCGGTGATCATGTAAGACAAAATCCCCTTTGCGTCGTCGATCTTGTCTTTTGAAGCCAGCGTGTTCGATACGTCGATCTCCATCTCACCGACATTAAGCGACACGCCGTCACAGGACATAACCGCGTTCAAAAGCACCGGCGGCACCGTATCGTCGAAGCTCACTCCGGTAAACATCGGCGTATCCGTGACTCCATGCTCAACGCCCTTGAAACTGAAATCGAGCGTAGCCGGTTCTCCAATCTTGAAATTGAACTTGACCGTCCCGCGGCAACCTTTAAGAAGCTTCGCCACGCCATCCTCATAAAGCCCCATGGTCAAAGAAACCACAGAACTGCTGATCGGCTTAATTTCAAAACCCGCACTTGCCGGATCGGATGAAGCGGTCGAAACCGCGCCTGAATCCGCGCCTGTTATGTGATCTCCGGTCTCGAATACTCCGGTGAGCGCGACATAGTAAAGCGATGCCGCACCGTTTGCGGTCTTAATGACAACCCGACCAGTTGCTCCGGACGTATCGCCCGTAATCACCTCTCCGTGCCGATAAGGTCCACCAGTGATCGCACCGATCGAAATCTTCTTGAGCGCGTTCGATTGAAACCCGCAGGCCCTGACCAGCCGCATCCACTCCGGCTCAACCGTAACCAATCCCGAACCTTTCAATTCAATACTGAAATCGATCCCGGCCGATCGCTTCCCCGCGAGCTTGCCCATCTTGGTCAAAGACGCGCGTACAGGATCCCTCTGGTACATCTGCGGATCGTAACTTGCCTTCGGTGAAAAATTCACCAGAATGCCTGCGTCGGCCGCCAGAAGTGTTTCCGCAGAACCTTCGACCGCCTCGATCTTCGCCGCAAGCTGGCGTTTTCTTATGAGCATTGACATTGCAATCCCTCCCTTTTAGTTCTTTGCTGTCGGATCCGTCCGCAAATGACGATAACGGACGCGAACCTCCATGATGATCCCTGCGTACGGTTGTGCCTCGGTCGTCTCAAATGGCGTTGTCCCCAGAACATCCGTATCAACCGCATTGCCCGCGCGCGTGGAATCCTGCAGGATCGCTTTCTTGATATCTCCCTGCAGTCTGTTCAAATACGTATCGGTCGGCACCGGGTCGTTCTCGTCGTTCACGAAAAATATGTCGAGATACAAAGTTAAAAGACATTCTTCGAACGGATTCGGCATGCTCGACTCATCCTCATCGCCCGGGCTGATCACCACCATCGGCATATCAACCATTCTGTTGCCGTGCATCGACCAGCGCTGTACGGTGGCGGGCGTAAAATCGAAGTTGTACCCGTTGGCGATCGTCACGCCTTCAAGTACAGTCTTGATGTTTTGAAATATCCGCTCTCTGACCGTTTCCATCAGATCTTCCTCAACGCCTTTTCGATCGATTTATTCAAAATATCAATCCGGTAATTCACGAGGCCGTCCCATGTCCGGTAAAACCCCAGCCTCGGCTTAATACGAACTGAGCGCTTAAGCACATACAGCGGCAAGATCCTCTGCGCGCGTTTCGTCACCCGGGCAAGAAACGTCTCGCCCTTCCAGCGCAAAGCCCTGACGTTTTTCAACTCTTTGGGCTTTTTATAACGCGCTCGGAGTTTCCCTGACGGCGTAAACATCTCTGACCGCGCTGACAACGGCACTGCCAGCCGCTTGCCTCCGGGATCCCTGACTGTGCCGCCGGTCTCGTGCAGTTTGGCAATCTTCGATTCCGAAAAGACCTCGATGCCCATGCCCTCGATCTCGGGCGACACCAAAAACACCCGCTTGAATGTGCCAAAAAGGCCGTGGCCGGACGCGCCGCGCACACCCGGAGGCCCCTGAAGCTGTTGCTGTCTGAACCGTTTCAAGAACCCCTTGCCGATACGATCCAGCCCGTCCGCCAGCTCGAACTTAAGGACGCGGGGCGCGATCTTGATCGCCCTGTCCAGCGCCCTTGTGTCAATTTCTGTGGTTAACTGCACCATGCCTACCACCCCACTAGCAAATGCCACATCCCTTCATCACGGCTGATGACATCGTTGATACGAGCCTCGCGGTCGAATCCTTCCGAGTCTTTAAGCGTGATGCGGTCGTCTGCTTTGCTCACTGCCGCGATACCGCTGGTAGCATCATTGGCGATATAAACCTCCGCCTGCTTCTTGAGCGACCGGTTGATGTTTTCCTCTGCCGGTGTAAGCTCATAGCGCACCACCACGGCCGCGATCACCTTAGAAACCCCCGCGCCGGTCGTATACGTGATCTCCTCGGCAAACTCGCCCATGTTCAGAAAACAACCGACAGCATCCTTCGGCATTTGTTCTTTCAAACTCATGAACCTGCTCCCAAAAGGGGCCCGGGAGCAGTTACGCCCCCGGGCATCCCTGCTGTTAAGCGTCGACTTTCATCAGATGCGCGAAATACGGATCGACGATCATCTCGTCCACATGCTGACGCACGCGGAAGATGTCGCTTCTGGCCGCATCATCGCGATACTGCTCGACCGTGGCGTTCTCCGGGCTGTCCGCCGTCCAGAGGAAGGTTCTTCCTACTGTCGGATCGGATAGTCTCTGTCCCTCGCCGATCACCGCAACCATTGCATAATCATCGCTCCAGATATCCGCGCCCTGAAACGATTTGCCTTCCTTCGCGGTGTTGTAGATCGCCTTGCCGACAAGGATCCTCTTCACGCCGAGAATATCGGCCATGGCGTTGAGGATCTCCGCTTCAGTCAGCCTTGCGACATACTGGATCGCGGCCTTGATCTTCTCGTTGCCGAGAAGCCGGTCGATATTCGCCTTGCTCATGATGAGCGTCCCCGGCTCCATGCCGCAGTTCTGCCTCACCTGCTCGCGCGCGGCCCTGACCTGAGCGATGACATCGCTTGAGGCGTTGTCCCACGGCGCGGTCGAGAAGTCGGTAAAGAGCTTCGATCCCGTAAAGACCGCGGTATCGAAAACCCTCGACGCGATCCTCTTTTCCTGCGCCTGCAGAACCCTGCGGGTCACGATCTGAACGGTCGTAAGCTCGGCATCAAAATCCGTGGCATACATTTCCCGTTCGGAATCGTCCAGAGGCCCTTCCAATCCGTGCTCTTCGCAGTTGTACTGCCGGTCTTTCGCCTGAAAGGTGTCCCGGTTGTAGTTGCCGCGAGGCGCGCGCTTGGTATCCGCTTCGCGCGTGATGCTCTCCCGGGTGATGGCCGGAAAGATACTCGCCTTCTTTTTGGTTTGGAAAATAGGCAGAACTCTCGTGCCTATGAACTCGTCCTGCGACTGGATAAACTCCAGCGCCGCTTCCCCTAACTCGAGTCTCGGTACTGCTCTTGTCCCTTGATAGTCTGGCATGTTTCATTCCTCCTTTTGATTAGGCAAACAGCCCTTCGACAACTTCACCGTCGCTTGTTGATGCTTCCAGCGCCTTGCCGATAATAGAACCGCTCACGGTTGCGCTGATCTTCCCGTCATTGGCCCCGTACACATTACCGCCCGCGCTGATCACTCCGGCCGCAACCATCTTGAACGTCCTGCCGGAACTCTTTAAATCAACGCTGACATGCTCGCCCACAGCCGCCTTGGCCGCGGTGATCCCAATACAGGCCTCACCCGCGTCGGCATATTCCACCTGCGATCCGCTTCCCGTACTCAGCTTGATCCTGCGGTAAGCTTCCAGTTCCTCTCCCGCGATAAATGCTTTTGATCCGATATTGAATTGAGACATCGTCCTACCTCCTTTTGGTTATTTTCTTTTGTCTGCTGTTGCCTTAAGCGCATCGGTCGTACTGCACCCGTGCTCTTTCTGATACTGCCGCGCGCGCTCCAGATGCGTTGTCTGCTTCTTGACCGGCTCCTCCTCTGTGTCGGGCCCCAAGGGCGGCACGGACGCTTTCTGCAGGCCTTCAAGCTGTTTCTCCTGAAACTTGATGACCGCGTTTTCGAACGTCGCGCCGTTCTCGATCGCCTCGACGGCGATATCGGACATATCCTTGAACACCTTCGATTTCTTCAAAATCGAAACCGCCCGTTCGCGCTCTTTTCTGACACCCTCTTCGACCCCGAGCGCGTGAATGGAGTCGTAAAGGCCGGAATGCTCCGCCTTAATCTTTTCCATCGTGATTTCCTCTGGCATTTTCTTTTCCTCCTTGTTTTTGTTAGCCCCATACCTTTCCAAGAACGCGATCACCTTCTCAACCGATTCCGGCTGGTTCAGGAATTTATCTAAAAAAGCCGTCATCTCCGCAGACGGCCGGACGCTTTCCGAGAAAAACGGCATCCCGAAAAGACCGTTGTTCGCCGCGGGATCATCGACAATATCCACAGACATAAGCTTCTTGACGCGGATAAATGGCGGCAGATCTTCTCCGGCCTTCGTTTTTTCCTCGCGGAATTCCTCATCCCAATGGATAACCATCGAAGACCCGAACGCCTGTGGATCGCTTTCGGCAAGGTTCATGACATAACCGGCCAAGTCGCCGTCCGGCGTTTCGTGCGCGGTTTTGTCGATATGCAGGTCCGCGCGGACGATATCGCCGTCTCTTCTGAAATTTCTTGCCCTGCCCAAGAACGTGCCGAGCGCGGTACTCGACATGTTCGGATGCCCGAACCTCGATTTGACTCCGGCTTTGACCTTGTTGCCCAGCCCAACAACCGAATCCAGCGCTATGTCATCGAACTCACCCCTTTCGTCATGGGTAATCCCCTTGGTTACGACAGCAAAACCCTCGATAACCTCTTCCTTGCGGTTGACGCGAACGCCCCCGCCGCGCGCAATGTCCGCGCGAAAATAAGTGTCTTTATTCGCCATCTCGCACCTCTTTCACATCGGTGAGGGAAACATCAACCTCAATCGGCATTGCCATTTGGCTTTTTGCCCCCGCCAGAATCCTCTTCGCCTTCTTCACCGGTGTTTTTTTGCTTTTCTTTTGCTTTGTTTTCATCCTGCACCTCAAGTCCGAGCTTCTTCATCTTCTCCTGCTCACGCTTGCGCTGTTCGAAACACTCTTCCCAGTCTTTTCCGTCCTGCGCATAGAGATCCGAATACGTCACGATTCCGTTTCTTAAGCCGACCTCCGCGGCCTGCGCCTCTTTAAGCGGATCCACCCACTCCCATCCCGGCGCGATCCATGAAGCCCCAGTCCAACGCTGTCTTTTCTCATAAAATGTTTCTGCCGAAATATTGCCCTTTAAATACGCCTCTTCCAGTAACATGTCCCAGACCGGCTGGCAGAATTTCTGCGCCAGCCATTCCTGCCGCATCCGGAAATAACGCCGCGCCTCTAAGAGCGCCGCCCGCGCGCTTGAGTAATTCGTTTTCGAGAAATCCTTGGCCACAAGTTCATACGGCAAACCCAACGCCGCGGAAATAGCCTTCAAGATGCGGTCAACAAACGGCTCGAAACTCGACCCCGGACGCTGTGGATTAAACGACGTGATGCTCTCTCCCGGCATCAGGTGCTTGATCATTCCCGGCTCAAGGCTTTCGATAAACTGACCGGCCGGATTTCTGTCGTAAACACCGCCTGCCGAAACGTCCATGGACGCTTCCGAAGTAACAAAAAGCGAGAAACACGCGGCGATCCTCGCGGCCACGAGTTCGGCCTCCGCGTATTCCCCGAGATCCTTGAAATAAGATAAAACCGGCGCAAAGAACGGCACACCGCGCGTCTGTCCCGAACGCAAAACGTAGTAGAGGTGGAAGACATTACGCCTGCCATATTCATTGAACGCCGGAATCTCCATGAATTCTTTATCGCCGCTCTTGGCAATGCGCGATTCACCGGGATGCGTCTTCTGAATGAAGTACGAAACCGCCTCGCCCTTTTCGCCTATGCGCACGCCCGCGCGGATTGATTTATCTCCCCGTTTATCCGAAGGCGTATCCAGCCGGTCTGACTCGATCACCTGCAAAGCCGTCCTGTAAGGCCGCGAAGGATCATCGATCATCATCGGAACGATCAACGCCTCTCCGTTTTCGAGAATCTGGCGGTCGACAAGCTGTTGGATCTCGTAAAAATCCATGCGCCTGCCCGCATCCGCATACGGAATCCATCTCTTCCAGACACGCTCTGCGTCTTTCTGAAACTTCGCCGCTTCTTCTTCGCCAAGACCAAGTTCGTCCCTGTCGATACGCGACTGCGGCCGGATCCCCGAACCGACCACATTGACGGTCATGGTCGAGGTAATACCTGAAGCGTGAGCGTCGTTGCGGTTTAAATCGCGGCTCCTTTCGCGGATGTCTTTTAACTCCGGAAGAAGATCCGCATCAGCAGATCCTCCGCCCGGCATCCACGATGAACGAAGCCGATCGCGCGACGCGCCCCTGTAAGAACTGAATGATTTGGTAACTTTGATGGCCTCGCGGTACATGCGCCGTTTGAGGCCCGCGCGTGGAGAGAAAAAAGAAATAAGGCCGTCCAAGCCGCTGGATAGTTTTTCCGTAAGCGGCGTCTTCATGACGGCCTCCCGAATGAAACGTATGTGGTAGTCCCGCCTGAACCGGCGATCTCGCGCCTGAGCTGATCGCGCAACTTGTAGAGATCCTGAAGCGGAATGTACTGCAGATTGCGGCCGCCGATCGAATACGACTGCACCGCGCCGCCGCTGATGCGGGCATTGATCGCGGTCTCGACGTTTTCGAGCATTTCCTGTTTTGTAGGTGCGTCCATGCGTCCTCCTCTTGAACCCAATAAAAAAAGCCCGCCACCGCCGTGCACGGTAACGGGCTTCTTAATGCTTATTGGGCGCGAAAACGGTGATCAGCCGTCTCGCAAAAAGTGTTCTATTTCAATAATATGTAATTTTCATACTTTGGCAATGGGGTCGTTACTACGGAGTAGTAAAAAGTCATTTTTCATCATCCACCTCAACAGACTTGAAATTATGCCCGCATTTATAACAACTGTGATACCGGATCGGCGGGTGTGTTGAATAACAGCGCGTATTTTTGCTTTTACATTTCGGGCATCGGATCGGAATAAAACGAACGCCGTAATCCGATGAATCATTCGGCGGCCTGCCGAACGGCTTCTCCCGGGGCTGGGAACTCCCGCCATTATTCAGCCAATTTGATTTTCTTTCTATCCATCGCCCCATTAAATCCATGACCCTTTCGTTTTGCGAAGCCACCCGCCGCGGCCGGACTCATCCGTAACCGGCTGATGAACCCGCGGCGCGTCTTCCTTGCGCATATTCAGGGCCCGGATGATATCCGCGGCCGCCAGCGCGTAAACTTCCGCGTCCAAATAGTGATTGGCCGCGGCCTCTTTCTTTTTTTGCCAGACTTCCTTGGCCTTGCCGGTTGTTCGGTTGCGGATGAGAACTTTATGCTCGGAAGTAAACTGCATCAGATAATCATCTGCGGGATTCTTGAAGATATGCCACTTGCCGGGATTCTTCGATGTGACAAGGCGGTTGATCTTGTCTTTATATTGCGTGACGTTTAAATTCCACAACACAAGCCCGCCCGGAATGACCGCGCCAGTGCGGGAATTAATATCGATCTTGTTCGCGCGGTAAAATCGGCCGCCGGTGATTTCTTCAAGCCCTTTAATTGCCTTTGTCTTGTCCGGCCACTCGCGGCAGAAACGGTATACCTCATCCGTCCGAAAACCCGAATCGATGCACGACATATAAACATTCAAGGTTTCCGCGGAACTCACCCTGCGGTATTCGGTCTTGAACAAACAATCGATGATATCGTCCCAGTATTCAACGCGATCGGCCCGGATGAGCCACGACTCTTCGTAATATCCCCAGCCGCGAATGACGTAATAAAAATGATCCTTCTGCACGTCGACACCGGCCGTCAGCACCAGCACCTCATCCGGAACAACGCCCTGATCATAATCGCGCGCCAGATTGCGCACCTTATCAACCGTGGTTTCTTCGATCTTCTCTTCCCAAACCTCAGCAAGCCATGAATTGACGAAATTCATTAAAAGCTCAACGTAGTCTTTTGATTTCAGAAACTCCGATGCGATATCACTCCATGTCAGCCACGGCGAATACAGCGAACTCACCCAGAAACCACGGTTGCGGTTATGCTCGCCTTTTTCCGAGATCCATTCACCCGCCAGCATCATCTTCTGTTTATGGATATCATCGATGCGCTTCTTGCAATGCCCGCACTCATACCACGCCAGCCGGTTATTTTTTATCCTCTCGGCTGATGATTCTTCTTTCGGCCACTTGATCTGCCCGAAAAGTAAAACCTGCTTCTTCCCGCAATGTGGACACGGCACATGAAACCTGCGCTGGTCGGACTTGTCGTATTCGCGGAAGATATATCCTTCGCGCGTGGTGGGCGTGGACACCTTGACCGTCTTTTTATTCCAGAAAGTTTTCTGGCGTTCGGACGCCAGCTTGATCGGATCCGCTTCCCGGCCCGAGAACTTCGGGTACTTGTCGACCTCATCCAAGAAAAGATAGCGAATCGGACGCGACGCAAGGTCCGCGGGGCTGTTGGATCCGGCAAAATAAAGAATCATCCGGTCGAAATGATATTCGAGCTTCGTGATATCGTCCGTATTGATCGGAATGTACTTATTCAAAACCGGCGAGCATTCGATCATGGGCCTGACGCGGTTATACGAAACGCTCTTGGCGTCGTCCGCGCGCGGTGAAACCATGAGCGTCGGGCCCGGATCCTGATCGATGATAAACCCCAGCATGTTGTACATCGCCTCGGTTTTCCCAACCTGCGAAGCCGCCATGACCGTGATCTCATCGACATACGGATCCGTGAACGCGTCCATGATTCCCTTAAGATACGGCGTGCGTGCGGTCGCCCACTGCCCGGGCTCGGCTGATGTTTTCACATCAAGTCTGCGAAACTGATCCGACCACTCGCTCACGGTCATCTTGACCGGCAAGACCCATTCAACGGCCGCGTACGGCACAATGGTTTTAAGAATTTCCCTTCCCAGCTTTATTGGCATTCTGCTTCCCCGCAAATTGTTCGATGATGTACCTGATCTCCTGATCAAGCATTTCACAGATAACCTTCGGATCCTGCTGATAGAGTTTCGGCGCAATATGCTTCGGCAAACGAAGGAATCCGGCCTTGATGCCCCGGATCTGGTTTTTGACGATCGAAACGTGATCCTCGAAAGGGATGACCTCCCCTTCTTTCTGCTTTAACTCGATCTCGCTGAGCTTCGCGCGGTTCTTGCGGTATTCCTTGTCCCAGTAATCCTTGCCGTTGTCATCTTCCGATCCCTGCTTCTTATAGAACCACTTGAAGACATCGCCGACCTTAAACCGCGCGATCTCACCGACCGCGTCCCTGAAAACCGGCATGCCCTGCTGGACATACCGCCTGATCATCCGCGGGGATTTCTCGAGGTAGACACATAAGGTCGGCAAGTCTACCGTTCCATCGATAACCCCCGCAGGACGCTGTTCTGATTTCTCGAACTCCTCAAGCTCTTTAAGCTCCTTGGATGAGAGCGAACCGCGCCCCAGCTTTTCGACAAGGGCGATGTAACGTTTCTTCTTGGCAATCTCAACAAGGTTGCGGTTCTTTTCATCCATTACTATCCCTTATCGCTTTTTTCCCTGAAAATTCCTCCCAGCGCCTGACCGCCACGTCACAGAAGACCGGCTCGATCTCCATGGCAAACACCCTACGGTTCAGCCTCTCGCCAGCGATAATTTGCGATCCCGAACCGGAAAACGGCTCATAACAGACATCGCCCGGGGTTGTATGAACCCGCATGGGTATGGCAAAAACCTCGGTCGGTTTAACGGTTGGATGATCAAGTCCCGGGTTGCGCTTTTTGCCTTCCCAGTCCAGCTCCCAGACATCGGTGTGATACTCCGGCGTTTCCGGATCGCCAGTCCTTAAGAAACCAACCGTCCAGACACTGCCAATCGCCTTATTTTTTGGTTTATACTCCGGCTTATGGCCTTTGACCCACATCAAAAGGCACGGCTCATGCCTCCACGAATAAAACGAATACGTCAAAATAACACACGGCTTGACCCAGACAATTTCCTGATGAATCAGAATGCCTATCTCTTTGCAAAGGCCCTCGATATCCGACCGCCGCTTGGAGGCATGCCACATATAGAGCGCGGTTTTTTCTTTGATGAACCCGAGGCCCACGGTCAGAAACTTGCGCATGAAATCCACCGCATCCGGAATGTCGATCTCATGATAAACATTCGACCAGTCCCGGCCGCCGTTGGGCCTGTCCGCGCCGGTATAATCCACGCAATACGGCGGGTCGGTTGCCAAAAGGCTTGCCTTGCGGCCATCCATAAGCCGCGCGACATCTGCCTCGCTGGTAGAATCCCCGCACAAAAGCCGGTGTTCGCCAAGGATCCACAGGTCGCCCTTCTTGGTGATCGGCTTTTCGGGCGGCTCCGGGATATCATCCGGAAGCGTCTTTCCGCTTCCCAGATTCTCAACACCCATATCCCCTACACTCTCCCGCAGGCTTTGAAGCCGCAAGTTGAGATAATCATCACCGGCTTCTTTTCTCAACCTCTCCAAAAGCGGAATCAGAGCGGCCGTCCACTGACCGGCAATCTCGCTGTTATTAAGCGTCACGTTCATGGCCTGCTCTTGGATTTCGTCCAGATCGACCATGATGACATCGACCTTTTCGACCCCGTCAGCCTGCAACACCTTGTACCGCTGATGGCCGGACACAATCCGCATGTTCCGTTTATTAACGATCAAAAGATCCACATACCCGAACTTCTCCAAGCTATGCTTAAGCCCCGCATAGGCAGGCTCGGTTATTTCCCGGGGGTTGTACGGTGCCGGTTTTAACTCCTCCACCCTGACCTCGGCGATTTCCGGTTTAACATTGATTTTTGCCACGATTTTCTCCTTTTTTATGTCCGCTCATGTCCATCAAAATGCCCATTTTGAACCCCTTGCAGACGTGTCTTTTAATCAAAAAAAGCCCGTATTCTCGACGGAAACAGGCCGTTTGGCCATTTTTACCCCAGATGTGCGAAATCCCAAAAGTGATGGACATGGACATCGTTTTTTGAACCCCTCATCACTGAAGGCCCGCGCCTCGCCCGACCCTCGCCCGACACCCCCTTCCAAGGACCCGCCAGCCTACTCACGGCGGGTGGCGATCTGCGACAGCAACTGACCGATCGATGCCGGTTCTTTCTTGAGTTTCTCATGCTCCCTCAGCCTTATATCCATCAAGACCTGCCTCATCTGCCCATCGATTGCCTTCTTAAACCAGCCCCAAGCGTTCTTTACCTTCGCCTTACCCTGCATAAACTGCTTACACAGCGCGATAACCACCTCCGGCTTGGGTGGGAATCCCTTATCCGTACGGTATTCCATAAGCAACCGGTATAAATTGACCTCGCTTAAAAGCCTCTCGCACCATGAAGCCAGTTCCGCTACCTGCTCCTTGCTTGGGTTGCCGTACGGTAAACTTGAACTTATCCACAGGTCGGATAAACAAACGTCCGTTTTGTTCGTTTCTTTTTGATCATTTAATTCTTGTTCGGGTGACACCGATGACACCAGAGGTGGTGACACCGCTGTCACTACTCCAGTGCCATGCCTGTCACCGGTGACACTGGTGTCACTACTTTTATCCACAGGCGAATTGAGCAATTTATAAACATTTGGCTTCCCCTTTTTTCGTTCAATTGAAACGATTTCGATCCTCTCAAGGACTTTGATCGTGCGCATAATCGTCCTGCGGCTGACATTGCAGTGATTGGCAAGCGTGCGCAAGGACGGAAAGCAGTTTTGATTCTTAGCGTTGGCGTAATAGCACAGCCACGAATAGACCGCGACTCCGCGGTTACCGGCCTTCGCGCTGACCAGATTCAAAGCGGCTTTGTCTATCCATAGAAATTTCCCATCACGTAAATCCCTGATATCGATATTTCCCATGAAAAACCTTCTCAAGAAGAAACAACTTCATACCAAGCCATGTTGCCCTTGAGGTTACGCCGGATGCATTCATCCTTGCCGACCTTCCTCACGATGCCCTGCAGAACAAAATCCCTGATCGTCCTCTCGGCCCGCAAATAATAATTTTTAGTCCCGTACGCTATGACCTCGGCCTTCGAGAAGATCCCGCGTTGCCTGCACCAGCGCAAAAGCTGTTCTTCTTTTGATAAAAATTTGTCCGGATTCTCAATCGTCTCCATTGTTTTCACCTCCCCGAAACCAATTCATCTGGCCCAGCTGATCCAGCCCCACAAGGCCAAGAAAAAGTACACAACGAACAAAAACGACTGGGCGTATAAACGCTTCCGAAAATCGATCACTGCCCAGCAGGCATTCGTAAACATCCACACCAGAAACCCGGCCGGATCTTTATTCACGTTCAGGACAACACCGAAGATGGAGAGGCCCGCGAGCATCCACATCACCAGTTCTTTAAACTCTTTCGGGTCCTTGCCGAACGGCCGGTTGGCTTCGATCATCTTGCGCCGGTTGTACCAGCTCAAGTTTTTATAGATTTCTTTCCATCCCTTATTGACTCTCATCCGGTCTCCTTTCCTTGCTCTTCGGAACACGCTCAACAATAAAAAATTCCTCCCCAATCTTTTCGGTCGCGCATTCGGTAAAGACGCTGGCCAGAAGCGCGCCGACATCATCAGTCACATGAATAACCACGCGGTGGCCGGACATAAGAAACGACCCGTCCATCTTGACCCGGGCCTTGCCGAACACCCCGCGCGCCGCGCGCATCGCCGATTCCATCTGATCCTGAATCAGCTGTTTATCGATCCTCTCATCGAACTCGAACTTATAAACGAACTCCATGCAAATCCTCCTCTCTGATTACCTCAGATATTCCTCAAGCCCTTGTTTACGAAAAACCTCCCTGATACGCTTAACCTCTTCATTCAGCGTTGTGCGAGGTATCCCCATTTTTTCTCCCGCTTTTGCGATGCTTATTCCTTCCATCAAAAAGCGGCACAATTGTTTTTGCCTAAAAGTCAGGTTGGCCGTCGCACGCCCCATAGCGTCAGGAAGATCCGCGGCCGTTATTTTCGAAACCGTCTGCTCTTCAACCATTAAAATCTTCTCCTTTGCACTAATCGATTCCTCGTCTTCGCCCATTGCATCGAGCGATTCACTCACATATGAAACTTTGCGTATACTTGCTTCTCTCCTACGGATAAGGTCAGCGATTTTGTTTTTCATGATTCTGTTTAGAAATGTTCGTTCGGATGCTCCGGATTCAGGACGATGCTGGTCTTTTGCGAAAAACCAGTGGATCAAACATTCCTGCAGAAGATCATCCGTCCCTTCGATTCTCAGGCTGGCATAGTCGTGCTGAGCCTCCCTGATCAAGCAAAGAATCTCCCGTAATTCCCATTCTTGAAATAGGCCTCGATAGTTTTGGCTAATACGGACACTCCTTTTTTTGAGGGTGTCCGCAGAGATCCCATAGCCTCCGCCAACTTATAAATGTTTGTCCTTTGTAATTGGTTTGCATCCCAGTAATTCATCTGGCGTCGGCTCTCTTTTTAATATTCCGGTTAAGACTGCCTTCACGGCGTCAAAGATTCTTTGATTCTGTATCCGCCTTTCCTCGCCCTCCAAGGGCTTGTCCGGATACGCAAGAAAGAATCCATTCTTGAACCGTTTTTGTAAGTTTGAATTTTGCCGTTCGCCCATAACGCTCCTCTACTGACTACATACGCAGACTTTTTGAAAACAGACGAAAAAAAGTTCAAAAATGAAAAAATTTCCGTCCCCCTGCCGGAAATCTGCGTATATAGATAGAGAGAACGTGCGAGTGTGCGATCTCCAAGCAGAACAGCTCTAAGTAGTTGTAATAGCTTGACTTGTGGCTGGTTCTATTATAGGGTTGGGTCGCAAAACGAAAAACGAGTTTAAGCGATGGGCATGACACCAATTATCAAATCGAAAGAGAAAAAAAGATTCGTGATCTACACCCGGTGTTCAACCGACGATCAAGCGCAGGGTGATTTCACGACACTGGACGCGCAAGCGCATCACTGCAAAAACATGCTTGATGCGTTTGGCTATGAGCTGGCAAATTTTGGTAAAAACGGAGTTATTAACGATGACGGCTATTCCGGGAAAGACTTAAACCGGCCCGGAATTCAATCGATCCTCAAGGATATCCAGAAAAATAAATCTTTTGACGGCATCATCTTCTTCAGGCTTGACCGCCTGACTCGCAACCCGCGTGACCTCTACGGCATGATCGACCTCTTCAAAGCTCAAGAGGTCGATTTCTTATCAGTCCGCGAAAATCTCGATAGTTCAACAGCCATAGGCCGCGTGGTCATCGGAATCATCGGCTTGTTATCAGCGTTCGAACGAGAACTGACCGGCGAACGCGTGAAAGCCTCTGCGATCGCAAGAGCCAGACAAGGCAGGTGGGTCGGAGGAAAGCCGCCCTTCGGCTACAAACTAGTTAAAAACGGCGATCCCCTCCCTAACGGAAGACAACCGCACAAAATCGAAGTTGATGAAATAATCGCCCCCTATTTAAAAACAATTTTCCGAATGGCCGCGGACAATAAGACGTTATCAGAAATTGGATCCCTCCTCTTACAACACAAGGTGCCAACTTCTAAAAGCATGGTATGGAGAAAACAAACAGTGGCCAAAATAATCAAGAATCCCTTCTACAAAGGCATAATTGCCTATTCGGGCGAAAAACACAAAGGCACCCATTTGGCCATCGTTGATGAAGATCTCTGGGATAGAGCCAATAGAGTGATTTCCGCAAAACTCCCCGGACACAAGTTCTCAAAAATATCTAAGGATTATGCTAATCGGCTTAAGGGAATCGTACGGTGCGGGAAATGCGGTAGCTATTTCGTCTCCACAATAGCCCACGGACATGGAGATAAACTCTTTTATTATTATGAGTGTAGCCGGGCAAGGCAGAAACTCGGGTGTGATGCCAAGCGGATATCCGCTACGGCATTTGATGAAGCGGTAATAGATTTCTTCAGGCGGGCGTCAGAAGATCAGGATATCCTCGTCAAATGCATGATAAGCGCGGTTAAGGACTGTACCGAAAAGCTGGACAGCTGTGAAAAAGAAATCAGGATTGTTGAAAAGAAACTCAAGAAAAACAAGAAGGCCGCGGAAGACCTGCTCAATCTTGCGATGGAACAAAAGATCTCGAAAGGCGTGACTTATACCGAGAAAATGACCGGCCTTGAAAAAGAGATCGCCGAATTAGAAACCAAGCTATCGAAGCTTGAAGCTCAAAGACGGTCCGCGGATATCTCCGCCAACTCCGGCCAGTATTTATATCAAACCCTGCAATTTGCCATGAAATATATAGACGAATCCCCCGCTGATGCCCAGATCGGATTATTAAAAGCCATGATCCGGGTAATCGATATCCACGACGATCATGTGATGATGCGGCTATATGTGGGAAAACCTTCGCAGGAAATGGCCTGTCTTATAGGCCCTGAAAAACAAGGAACCCCGCCCGATATCTCTACCGGACAGGGTTCGCCTGTGCGTCAACTATGGCGGAGAGACTGGGATTCGAACCCAGGGACCGGGTTTCCCCAGTCAAATCATTAGCAGTGACTTGCTTTCGACCACTCAGCCATCTCTCCAAATTTTTCCGGGTATAATCTGTAGAAGAAAAACTTGG